ATCTGAACATAAAAGATTTTTATACTTGGGAAAGTGCTGAAATCGGATTGTGTTATGTATACACGCGCGGTTATTTGCCGAAGGAAATTATTGAGTCAATCTTACAATTTTATAATGATAAAACGAAACTGAAAGACGTTGAAGAAAAAAAAGCGGAATATATGCATTCAAAGGAATTGTTAAATTCTGTTTATGGTATGTGTGTCACATCAATCGTGCATGATTCATTTGATTTTGACGGTAATGAATGGCATACATTGCAGGGAGACCCGGAATGTGAAATTGAAAATTATAATAAAGATAAAAATCGTTTTTTGTTTTATCCTTGGGGTGTATGGTGCACGGCATACGCGCGAAACAATCTTTATACGGGAATAAAAGAGTGCAGGGAGGATTATATTTATAGTGACACCGACAGCGTTAAAATTTTCAACGCAGAAAAACACGCAGAATATTTTGAACGCTACAATAAATGGATAACAAATAAACTTGAAAAATGCTTAACATATTATAATTTGGATTTATCTTTAATCAGACCTGAAACAATAAAAGGAATTGAAAAACCTTTAGGGGTTTGGGATTTTGACGGATTTTATACAGAATTTAAGACTTTGGGTGCAAAGCGTTATATTATGAATAAAAATGATTCTCTAAGTATTACCATTTGCGGACTGTCAAAAAAGAGCGGAAAAACATTTATCGAACAGCAGGAAGCACCGTTTGAATTTTTTAATAATGGTATGTTTGTTGACCGCGACCATACGGGAAAAATGACTCATACATACATTGACAGCGAAATAAAAGGGGTTTTAATTGATTATTTGGGAAATGAATGCGAATATTTTGAGAAAAGTTTTATACATTTAGAAGCGACCGACTATGTTTTATCGCTGTCAAAAATGTACGTTGATTATTATACAGGAATGCAAAAACTGATTAAATAAAGGGGTAAAAATGAAACAAAAATATTATTCGCTTAAAAAAATTTTGGCGGAAAAAGCAGATTATAATATTATAATCGGCGAACGTTCAAACGGAAAAACATATGCATGCCTTGAGCATATTTTGACCGATTATATCATGAACGGAAACGAGGGTGCATATATCAGGCGTTGGCGTGATGACATTACGGGGAAGCGTGCGGACACTGTTTTTAATTCGCTTGTTTCAAATGGATATGTCACGAAAATAACCGAGGGTGAATTTGATTCCATAATTTATTCACGGGGAGGGTGGCATTTAGCGAAATTTGATGAAAAAGAGCGAAAAATGAAGGCGGAAAAAAACGCCTTTTGTTATGCTTTTTCTCTGTCTGATGTGGAACATGATAAAAGTACAAGTTTCCCGAATGTCGTTAACATTGTTTTTGACGAATTTTTAACGCGCCGTTATTATCTCCCGGACGAATTTATTTTATTCATGAATGTACTTTCTACCATTATCAGGGACAGGGAAAACGTTAAAATTTTCATGTTGGGGAATACCGTTAACAAATATTGTCCTTACTTTGACGAAATGGGACTAAAAAACATCGAGCAAATGGAACAGGGGACTATCGATGTTTATTCGTTCGGAAATAATTTAAAAATCGCCGTTGAATATTGCAACGAGACGAAAAGCAAAAAATCAAACAAATATTTTGCGTTTGATAATCCGCGATTAAATATGATAACACACGGCAAATGGGAAATGGCAATTTATCCACATTTGCCGGCTGGCTATAAAATCAAAAGTGATTCAATAATTTTTACATTTTCGATAGTTTTTAATAATAAAATTGTTGGTTGTGATGTCGTAAATCAGAACGACGATATTTTTTTATTTATCCGACCAAAAACCACAGACCCGAAAAACGGCGATTTAGTCTATACTCTCGACTACACGCCGTATATGACAGTAAGAAAATCATTTATGTATCCGATAGACCGACTTGACAACAAAATAAAATCATTTTTTACTTGTAATCGTGTTTTTTATCAGTCGAACGAAATCGGTGAGATAGTGCATAATTACCTTTTGACTTGCACTAAAAATTAAAATGTAGAATAATATAACCGAGGTATTTTTTAGATATGAAAAGAAAAGACGTTAATTATAAATTTGCGCGTGAATTGCTTTATAACAAAGACCGATTTTTATTTAATTTTATTGATGATTTTCTCATTAAATGTAATCAGATGTTTCATTATGACAATTTACCCGATACAGTGCCAAAAAGAATTTTAGAAAAAATGCTTGTTGAAAACGGTTATTGTATTTTTACGGAAGAAAATGGAAAATTTTATATTTTTGAAGGCGGTTTGAGCGGTTTACCAGACCAATATAATGACCCGACCGAATGTATTGTGGCGAATCCGTTTTTGAAACTTAATAAAACATACAAAATAAATGAAGATTGTATTTTGATTCAAAATGATTGCAGACGAAAGGGGCTTTTACCGATTGTGTCGAAATATGCAGTTATGTGCGGTGACTGTGAAATTTCGATAAACATGCTGACTAATATTTTACGTTCACAGTATTTGATTTCCGCAGGGGATAATAAGACAAAGGAAAGTGCGGACGCGTTTATAAAAAAGTTGGTTGACGGTGATTTTTCAGTTATTGCCGAGAATAGTTTTTTAGACGGCGTGAAAATTCACAACATACAGGGACAAAGCAATTACATACAGCAATTTGTAGAATTAAACCAATATTTACGCGCGACCGCTTTTAATGAAATCGGATTAGATGCCAACTACAACATGAAGCGCGAACGATTGAATTCAAATGAAGTCATGCTGAATTCCTCGATACTGATACCGCTTTTAGATGAAATGCTTGAAAGCAGACAACAGGGAATGAAAGCAGTAAATGAAAAGTACGGACTTAATATAAGCGTTGAACTTTCAAGCGTGTGGAAAATGCAGAAAGAAACCGTTGATTTTGCAACAAAAATGGAAAATACCGAAACGGAAATAGAAAAAGAAGCAGAAGCAGAAACAGAAAAAGAAACAGAAGCAGAAGCAGAAGCAGAAACGGAAAAAGAAACAGAAGCAGAAGCAGAAACGGAAAAAGAAACAGAAGCAGAAGCAGAAACCGACGCAGAAACTGAAAGGGGTGAAAAAAAATGAAACACATTACATTAGCGGAACTGAACGACCAGAATGGTTTTTTTGACATTTACGCGGAAACAAAAAAAGAACATTTTAACGAACTTTTCCCGGATATTCCCGATGATGACAAACAGGCATTGAATTATCTTTTAACTGACGTTTACGGCGACCGTGTTATTTTGTCACATTATGAAAAACTTTATAAAGATAACGGCAGTTATGGAAGTCATTACGTAATGACAAGAATTGTCAATGCGTGTGATGTTTTATTTTTTAAGCAGTGGCAAAAAATTCAGCAGACAATAATCGACGGTTATAAGACTGACATAATCAACCCTTTGAGCGAAAAGCGAAATACTGAAACAGACAGGCAGGGGACGGACGGAAGCGAAACACAGGATAAAACAAACGCTTTTAATGATTCTGAAAATGCAAGTGATACAGACAGCACGGCGACCAGCGGAACTCACGCGGAAACTATCGGAACGACTGAAACGATAACAAAAAGCAACGGAAAAACAGCAAGCGAAAACGCAAAAAAATTGATTAACTTCGCGAGGGAAAATGATTTTCTTGAAATGATGTTAAGTGACATTGTCGCGCATTGCACTATAGCGATAATGTAAGTATTGACAAAAAAATAAAATCATTTATATTATAATTACTCAGGGGGTAAAAATGACAACGGAGACGAAAAGACTGATAATTACAATTATAAATATTGCTATTTTTGCGTGTAACGCAATCATATCATTTATCAGCGGAAGCGAAATTCAAACCGCCGTGGGAATTGTCACGGGATTTTTAGCAGGTGTTTCGTTGGGGTAAAAATGGAAGTAATACAGGATTATAACGGAGACGGAAAAATCAATTGGAAAGATTTTCTATTCTATGGAATAACTATCACAGGAAATATTATTTTTACAATTCTGAACATTGTGAAATAAAAGGAGTATAAAATTATGGAAGTAAAACAGATTTATTCACTTGTAAATTCAATTACGAGTGAAATTTTGGGAAGCGAAACAGTTTTAGCCGAAGATTTAACTAATATTGTCGATATCGGTAAAACGCTTTTTAGTGCAACTGATGTCGATAATTATGTTAAATCACTGGTGGACCGAGTAGGAAAAACGATTTTTGTCAACCGCAAATACTCAGGCAAAATCCCTTCTATTGTAATGGATTCATGGGAATTTGGCAGCGTGTTGCAGAAAATCAGTGCAGATATTCCACAGGCGACCGAAAATGACACATGGGAACTTGTAGACGGCAAAGACTACAGTCCAAACGTATTTTACAAACCGAGCGTATCGGCGAAATTTTACAATTCAAAAGTGACCTTTGAAATTCCTTTATCATTCACCGAAAGACAGGTGAAAGAATCGTTTAACGGTGCCAGCGAAATGAATGCATTCGTTTCAATGCTTTATAACGCCGTTGAAAAATCAATGACTGTAAAAACAGATTCATTAATTATGCGCACGATAAATAACATGATAGCGCAGACGTATAACGGAGACGCAGACGGAATTCGTGCCGTAAATCTTTTGAGCGGTTACAACACCGCTACAGGTTCGAAACTCAAAAGTGCAAAAGCGTTGAGCGATTCCGATTTTCTTAAGTATGCCAGCATGCAAATCGCACTCTATGCAGACCGTTTGGGCACGATGTCTACACTTTTCAACGCAGGGGGAAAAGAACGTTTTACGCCGAAAGACGCAATGCACATAGTGCTTTTGTCGGATTTTGCGCAGGCGTCAAAAACCTATATGGAAAGTGATACTTACAACAGGGAAATTGTAGCGTTGCCGACCGCGGAAACAGTTCCATATTGGCAGGGAAGCGGAAAAACATACGACTTTACTGATGTGTCAAAAATAAATGTACAGATTGCGGACGGAAATGAAAAAAAGACCGTTGAAATCGGCGGTATTTTAGGCGCGATGTTTGACCGCGACTCTTTGGGCGTTGCAAACCTTGACAGACGGGTAACAACAAACTACAACCCCAAAGCAGAATTTTTTTCAAACTGGTACAAATTCGAAGCAGGATATTTCAACGATTTGAATGAAAATTTTGTGTTCTTTTACGTGGCAGACGCTGAATAGCAGATTTTCAGGTTGATTGCTTTTCAGTTTTGTATATAGCCATTTTCGGCAACGGTGATTTTTTGCCGTTGCCGATTTTTTTTAACAGGGTAAAAAATGGTACTCAAACTATATAAAACTACAGACAAAAATAATAAACTCACCAAATCATTGACAGGCGAAACGGTAATAACAGGGACGCTAAAAAATAAAGTTTCGTTAATAAATCCTTCAATTATCCTGAATAATACGAATTTGAATTTTAACGACTTTAATTATTGTTATATTACGGAATTTGACCGCTATTATTTTATCGGCGATGTAAATATCACTAACTCAAATCTTTTTGAGATAAAATTGAATGAAGATGTTCTAATGTCATTTAACGATGACATAAAAAACATGACAGCGGAAATTACAGAGGCGAGCGGCGCAAACGTTAAAAAACTTAACTGTGAAACCTCCGAAATAAAGACGCTGACAAATTCGATTGATTTAAAAAATCCATTTTCTGAAAATGGATTCCTATATATGACAACAATTAAGGGAGCATAAAAAAATGACAATCACAAGGCAATGCGGAAATTATTACGGTCAATTTACGTTTGACGGACTGACCGCAAACACAAAAATTTTTATTACGTATGCAACGAGTGCATATAATTGCCGCCAAACATGCATAACAGCGCGGAAACTTTTTTCAGACGTAACATTTGACGAAATCGAAACAAAGACGCAGGAATTTATCGATGATTATTCAATCGGCAAAAGTGAGATAATCACAAAAGATACAGCAGAATCGACCATAAAAATTACTTCAGGTTCGAGCACGTACTATGCCGCTTTTATAATTTTTTCTAAAGATTCCAGATATGATTTTTCAGGCATCAGAAAAGATACTTGTAATTTTTACTCACAGACGGAAAGCGAAGAAACGGAAGACGACGAGGAAAATTATTATCTGTCCAGTACATTGGCAAGTGGAAAAGATTTTTCGATAGATGTATGTATAGCGCAGAAACCCACGGGAATGATTTTCGCATATCAAATGGGTGCAAAAAGTTCAACTTCTCCACAGGAATGGACTATAGAATATAGCGCAGAAAATGGAAGCGGTTCAGTTACAATTAAAAATGAACTTTCAAAATGCACCACGGATACAAACGAAATTGAAGCAGAAAAAGAAACGAAAATCACATTAACCACCGAGAGCGAATCATATTTATTTTTCGACACACCGACAATTACGATAAACGATGACACAAAAAATTTTACAGTTTCAGACGATAAACAGACGGCAATTTATACATTAACAGCAGGCAAAGGCGACACAATCAAAGTCACGGCAAACGCGATATATAAATTCATTGATTTTGAGACGGATTTAACATCATGCACAATTGACACCAGAAACGCCGAAATTGGCGAAACGGTAATAATTACATTAACCGCATTAACCGATTTTTATTTTTACGTTGCACCGACAATTACAATAAACGATGAGACAAAAAATTTTACTGTTTCAGACGATAAAGAGACGGCAACATTTATCTATACAGGCGCAAAGGGTGACAACGTAAACATTTACGGCGCAACCGCAGAAAAACCAAAAACGGCAACCATAGAAAAAAAAGATGTTTCAAACGTTTCAATTCTTCCAGATGTCGACACATATACCGAATATGATGATTTAACTTTAATTTTTAGTGTTGATGATTCACACTCATTTTCTGAAACGCCGTACATACAGACGAATATTTTTGACGGGACCATGGAATTGATTGAGGCAATAAAAATAAGCGATAAAAAATATACACTGACAATTCCAAAAAATTCATTCAATACAGCACAAACTAATTATGTGATTTATCTTTATGCGACCGCAATTTATGACACCGAAACCATAAATAAATATGGGTTAATTACGCTTTACAAACCGACACGACAGAATTTACTGGATTTGACAAAAGTTAGGTTTATGACTATCGGCGAAACAGACGAAACAGACGATTTAGGTAAATATATTACATCATTAAAAAGAATCTATATTGATGCGCCTGAGGTTGAACAAGCAAATATTATTTTAGGCGGTTACGACACTGAAATTTCGGCAGGGGTTATTGATAACGATGAAATCGAATTGAATTTAGGTACCGTAAACATAACAGGTCTGTACCAAAATGAAATGGATATTAAACATTCAACGATTGAAATAATTTTGCCGTTCATAGGTATAGAAACGCTTGATGTTTCCAAAATCATGAATAAAACAATCAATATAAAATATAAATGTAATCTTATATCAGGCGTGTGCGTCGCTTTTATTTACCTTGTAGAAAATAC